TAAAGGATTGGATATATAGAAAAAGGTCTGTAAAAGAAGATGGAAGCCCAATCTATGGATTTCACTATATATATGATTTACCTTTATTAAAGGAATTGACTGGTTTTAATATAAGTGGTAACTTTGACCGTATAAGTAGCCTTAGAGTAGGTATCATACTATTGAAATCAAGACAAGTACAAGCTAGGAATGATACATTAAATAGAACATCTACTTCCAGTATTTATGAAGATATAGGACTATATGGATATAGTTCTTAATTATAATCAAGCAATATGATAGGTAATATTTTTCCTGAACAGCGTGTATCTAACGCAAAGAAAAGGACAGATGAATGGCGTACCAATAATATGCATTATTGGGTATCTATGGCTATTGGTTTAAATGATAAGAAAGAAACTGAGAAGAATTTGCAATATGCAAATGGATATGTAGATAAGACTACTTATGCTTATGTACTTAGTCCACTAACAGCAGAAGGAGATACATTTAAGAATTTGCCAGGAGTTATAAGAGAAGTAGACTTTCTTACTCCAATTAAAGAAAAGAACATAGGGGAGTATATATCATTACCTTATAACTTTAATGTTAAGGTAAATGACCCAGATATTATAATGAAGCAAAATGCTGATGTAACAAACAAAGTCCTACCTATAGTACAACAAAGTGTACTTGCTCAAATTGCAAAATTACAAGAACAATCAGCAGAACCAGAAGAACAAAGAATACCACCTCAACAAGCACCTGACGTAGATATAGTAGCAGAACTTGAAAAAGCCAAGAAAGAATGGTTTGATGGTAGGGCTATTAATGGAGAGAAGTTATTACATTATTTAAATGATAAGAATGACTTTAGCTCTATTAGATATTCTGCGTTCCATGATTGGTGGGCAACTGAAGAAGTATATTTCCATATATACATTAATAATGGAAATACTATATTTGAAAAGTTAAATCCTATAGAAGGTTATCCAATATATAATGGCTCAGAGAGAGTTGAAGATGGTGATGGGTTTCTTATTAAGAGGAAAACAAGTTGGTTTAAAGTAGAACAAGGATATGGTGACCAATTAAAAGAAAAAGATAGAAATTATTTAAAGTATATTTATAGTAGGCTTAGTGATGGTATACCTAGTGTTGGAGTAGATATCTTACTTGATACTTATGGTAGAAAAGTAATGATAGATGGTTCAGAAGCAACTCGTACAGATGAGATGAATCTGAATGTAAATATACCTGAATATATATTATATTTTAAAACAGAAGTTAAAAAGAACTTTGTAACTAGAATGAGTCCTATTGGTGCTATTACAGAAGTACTTGTAGATGATGAATATGAATTAAATCCTGAAGTAGGTGATGTATCTATGAAAACAAGATGGATACAAGAAACTTGGGAACAGGTTCTATTAGGTGAATTTTATAGTGGTATATATCTTGAGCCTAAACCTATTTCAGCACAGATATATGATGATAATAATAATTCTAAGTTACCTGTAGTTGGTAGAAAAGGGATGATGGAAAATGTAGCTATTAATCCTATACCTAAAAGAATTATACCAAATGTAGCTTTATCTAGAATAATAACTTTACACTTAGAAAGAACTATGGCTAAGTTTAAAGGTAATAGAGAGATTATTCCACAAAGTATGTTTGGAAGTGATAAGATGACTAGGAAAGCTAATATGTTTTATATGTTAGCTGACAATACCCTTATTTATGATGACAGTAAAGTTCCTGTACAAACTGCTGTACAAGGATATAGGATAACAGGAAATGATGCCTTGAGCAGTTATATGAAGACACTTATTGACCTTAGGGAAATGGTTAAGAATGAAGCTTGGGATATGGCTAATATGAACGATAGTCGTTATGGTCAAGCTGCTCCTAGTGCTGCAGTAACTAATAATCAGCAAAACCTCTTTAGAGCAAAATTAGGTAGTGTATTAATGACTACTATATTTAATAATGTATTAAAGTGTTTGCATGAGATTACTTTAGAATAGGCTAAGATAACAGATAGTGAAACAATAGGAACTTTCTTTAGAGAGAGTGGTGAAGTAGTACACTTTAATATGAATGGTGTAGATTTTACAGAAAGTAGACTAGGTGTATTTGTTAGTGATTCTATTATTGATGAAGAGAAATTGAAACAATATAGAGATTTAGCATTTAGTGCAGGACAGAATGGAGAATTAGAATTAGCTGCTAAAGCAATTAATTCAAACAATGCTACTGAGATAGGTAGACATATTGATGAGTTTATGGCAGCTAAGAGACAATTTGAGCAACAAGTTGAGGAGAACAAGATGGCAATGAATCAAGCTAATATTGCAGATAAAGCAGAAGATAGAAAGTTTCAGATGGATAAATTAGTTAAAGAAGAAGAATTGCAGAAAGATAGAGAACTTGCTGTTGCAAATATTAAAGAAAGTAAGAATAACTATAATAATAAATAAAAGATTCATAACTTAAATTAAATAGAAATGGCAGAAGAAAATAAAATAGTAGTTCCAACTACTGATGGACCAGAAGGTAAAGTAGATACAGTAGGACAAGTTCCTGACCCACCTTATAAAGAAGGTACTGAAAATACTATTGATATTGATGACCATCAATATAATGTAGATAAAGATGGTAATGCAGTTGATGATACAGGAGAAGTTTTTAAAACTAAGGAAGAATTAGACTTAGCAGCTAAAGAGAAAGAAGATGCTGATAAAAGTAAAGTTGATGATTCTACTGATAAAGAAGATGAGGTAGAACAACTTGATATTGATGGTGTGATGTATACTATTAATGAAGAAGGTGCTGCTATAGATGATAAAGGTGTAGTTAAATATACCAAAGAGCAGTTAGAAGGAATGCAAGAAGTTACTGATGATGTTCCTGAAATTAATGTTAAAGAGATTGCTGAAAAAGCAAATGTTGTATTGTATGATGAAGAAGGTAATCCAATGGAGTTTGATAATACCGAAGAAGGATTAACTAACTTTATAAATAAAGCAGTAGAACAAATACCACAACAAGCAGTTAGACAAGAGTTTGATAACTTCTTTAATAGTTATCCACTTATGCGAGATGTATTCTTACATCTGCAAACTAACAATGGTAGTTTAGAAGGATTTAATAAGACAGTTGATTATGGCTCTGTTTCTTTAGATAAGGGAAATGAACAACAACTAAAAAATATTATATATTCAGCTAGAGCAGCTAGAGGAGATACACCTGAAATGATAGATGATTATTACAAGTATCTATATGATTCAAGTGACAAACTAGATAAAGTATATTCAGCAGCTGAGAAAGAACTTAATTTTCTTAAGGAAAGAGATAAACAAGTTACTACTCAACAGCAGGAATATATTCAACAACAAAATGAAGCTGCTATAGAGAAGGAAAAGAAATATTGGGGTGTAGATATAAAAGGAGATAAGTTAGTAGACTTGAATGTAGACAATAGTGTATATGGACTTATCCAAAAAGGTGAGTTGAAAATAGGAGACGAAACCTATACTATACCTGACAAGATTAGAGTTAAAGAAGGAAATAAAGTAGAAGTTAAAAACAAAAGTGACTTCTTTAACTATTTATTTGTACCAAGACCATTTATTATAGATGGACAAAGAGTGAGCATGACTGAAGATGAATATAGATTAGCATTAGAAGATAAAAATAAGAATGTTAATGATGATTTATTTGGTGCTCTTAAAAGATTTACTAAATATGATACAAGTCAGTTTATCAAAGAACAAATAAATAATGAAAAGACTAAGGCAGTTAAGAAATTAACAGCCCGTACTCCTAAAGGAACTAAGGAGTCAAGTAGAACAAGTACTGTTACTAATAGAATAGTAGTTCCAAAGAATAATTAACATTAATATTTAAATAAAATGAGAGAGTTATATCAAACAACTTATAACACAGAAGAATATACAGATGAGAATCTTTTGTATAAAAGTAAACTGATTGACCCTGTTACTTTAAGTAGAGGACTAACTTATCTTTATGGTAAAGATAGTGAGATGTTTCCTTTGCTTTCCCTAACAGAAGGTCAAAATGGACTTGTGTCTTTGAAAGCACAAGCTCTTAATGATACTCAATATACTTGGCCTGTAATAGGTCGTATGAAACATACTTCAAAAGTAGTTGGCTTAGTTAATTCTAGTAATATTAAACCTGGAGTTGGATTTAGTCCATTCGAGGTTGATTTTGAAGATGATTTACTTAAGCGTTATTATGGACTTACAACTCCTGATAAACAACATACACTTAGGGTACAAGGTAAAGGTAGGAAGATTGGAGTTAATAGGTACAGGTATTCACTTATCATTGTTACAGGTGATGCAGATGAATATGTTGGACTTGGTAACTTCGGTAATAATGCATCTTGGGTAATGACTGCTCCAGTAGTTTCTACTAGTAAATCAGATGGAGTAACAAGTAATAGCATGAGTCCTGGAAAAATGACTAACCAATTTGGTTTTTCTAGATTTGGAAAAGAGATTTCAGGTAACGTAGCTAATAAAGTTACCAATATTGAATTTGATACAGAAGGTGGTGGTAAAACCAATATGTGGATGCCTTGGGAAATGAGGCAATTTGAGATTGACCGTAGGTTAATGCTTGAAGAAGAACTTTGGAATAGTAAATACAATAGGGATGAGTATGGTCAAATCCATAACATGGACTATGATAATGGTGAACCTCTTCCAAAAGGTGCTGGTATTAAGGAAATCCTTAAGAGTACAGGACAGTATGAAACTTATGGCATTTTAACACTTAGAAAAATTGATGCTCTAGTAAACAAATTGTTTGCAAGTAGAGTTGATAATACACCTATGGAGCTAGTTCTCTATACTGGTAGTGGTGGTAGAAGAATGTTTCACCACGCAATTAACAATGATGCCCTTTCTAATAATTTCTACTATAAACTTTCTATGGAGGAAGTAACTAGTGGTAAAGATGGTTGGCTCAATTATGGTAAATATTTTAATCAGTATAAGACTATTGATGGACATATTATCACTGTAAAAGGTGCTAATTTATTTGACCAAGGATTATACGCTGAATTAGACAAAGCAAATGGTAGGTTATATGATTCTCTTCCTTATGAATCATATAATATGTTCTTACTTGATATGTCAAAGACTGACGATGGCGGTAGGAATGTACAGTTAGTAGGAGAAAAAGGTAGGGAAATTATCACAGGTATTTATAAAGGTTTAACTCCTTTACCAGGTGCTTGGGGTGCTATTCCTAGTGATAAATTGTTAAGTACTAAGAAAGATGAAGCTAGTTA